GGCGTCGTTTTTCAAAAGAGCACTTCTCTGCTTCCCGATCCCCGCCGGGCACACGCCCTGCGGGGATCTTTTGCTGCAAAAAATTTTCAAAAAACTGTTGACAAGCGCCCCTCCGGCTGGTATAATTACACACGTTGTCAGGCGCAAAGCAAGACATCTGGGGGTTTAGCTCAGCTGGGAGCCCAAGGTACTCGGTTACACACCCCCAAGATGCAACTAAATAGAAAATTTCTTGTTTGAGCATTCTCTTTCCAGAAGCTACCGCTTCTGGAAAATCATGGGGGATTAGCTCAGCTGGGAGAGCGATGCACCCAGAAACACACCCCCACAGCGATGGTTGATGACGATTAAGTTCCCACTAAAGATTTTCCATTCCAGAGGCTTGCTTCTGGAATTTATGGGGGATTAGCTCAGCTGGGAGAGCGCTTGCATGGCATGCAAGAGGTCAGCGGTTCGATCCCGCTATTCTCCACCAATGAAGAGCAAAACGAACACGAGGTCACCATTCAAATGGTCGGCAACGTGTTCGTTTTGTTTTGTGAGATTCCAAGCATTTAATCAAGTTTTAAGCAAGTTCTAAGCGAGATCGCACAAACAAAAAATGCCCGCACTTTCCATTTTGGATTGTGCGGGCATTTTCCTTTTTGTGTTAGAATTTTCCGTATTTCGGAAAAACTTGCCGAAATAGAGAGTTTCCTGCCAAAATGCAGACAAGCCGACCACAAATCGGCTAAAATCAGCAACAAAGGAGACCAAAGGCTATGATTAGGATTTTGCTGTCAACCCGCCTTGGCGAACGGCGGATGACACAGAGCGACCTTGCTCGTGTCACAGGGATTCGCAGTCAGACGATCAATGAGCTGTACCACGATTTTGCGGAGCGTGTAAATCTGGACGACCTCGACCTCATCTGTGAGGCACTGGACTGTGACCTCGAAGACCTCATTGTGCGAGAGCCCAACATCGAGCGCAGGGTCAAAGAGGTGCGTCATATCCCCCAGACCGTGAGCAAGTCTCGCAAGAAGTAACCCCCCATCTCCTGCCCGGATGCACGTTATGCGTCCGGGCTTTTTTCATCATTGCGCAGCTGGATGGTCTGCCCATCCGGCATGATGATTGCAACCTTGCCGCCGCACAGTTCTGCTGCCTTGATAAGGTCATCCGCCGACCAGCGGTTCATGCGCACCTTGTTGCTCATTGCCTGCTTGCTGCTCATACCGAGGACTTCAGCCAGATCAGTCTGCTTCTTCCCTGTCATGGAAAGCAGCCCCTTGATGATGTCCGACACTGTCATGTGTTCATCCACTCCTTTCATGTATAGGGTACACCAAAATCAATTACTTGTCAACCTCTTTTATTTCAAAGTAAATCAAAAAAGTTTATCGAAACTATTGACAAGTAAACCAAAAAGGTGTACAATGTAGATGTAAGGCAGAGAGCGAAAGCCCCTTACAGAAAGGAGTGAGGTGAATGGAAGACATGAACGTAACCAAGGCGTTGCTCAAAGCAATCCTCGAACTCATCGAGAAATGCGACACGCTGGAAGAGCTCCGTGAGAGCGTCAAGAAGATTATGGAAGAGTAAAAAAAGAAGACCAGCCACCGTCCAAAGCAACTGATCTTCAACACCGAACCAACGGCGAGCCGGGAGCCTTACCCCGGCCGCCCTCTATTTTAACAGAGTAAGGCCAGAAAGACAAGAGGGTAACAGCATGAAGTTCATTGACATTAACCGTGAGTTCACCGCCGCAGCCAGCAGCTACATGGCGCAGGGCTACTACATCAACGCCGGAACGATGGGCGGAAGCCAGGGCGAGGTCGCTCACATCGACCTCACCAACGGCGCCGAGATCATCCGGGTGCTGCTCACCACGTTCAACAACTACCTCGGTACTGAGGGCGTGGAGCTGATTGTCGGCCGGGTCAAGGACGACATCAAGCCCAATCGGGAAGACCGCTGGAGCACCGTCTGGAATGAGCGTCTGGAGGTCATCAGCAGCAAGAAGTTCTACCGTCTGAACAACCGCGCACAGGATGGATTCTACGGCACAGAGGAGGAAGCAAACGCCGCCGAGGAGAAGCGGTTTGACCGCTACAAGAGCCGCCGCAGCAATGACAGTGCGGTGGATGTGACCACAAAGGCCGCTCCGATGGTCAAAAAGTACATCCACGAGAAGTTCGGTGTCCGGCGCGTGAAGATGGACGACATCAAGGTCGTCAAGCACGGTGGCCGCTACACCGTCACCTACCACAAGCACGCTGCACAGCTGCACTAAGGGGAGGGCGCAAAGATGGTCACGATTCAGAGCCAGAACTTCGGCGTTGAGATTGAAATGACGGGCGTTTCCCGCGGAACAGCCGCCTCCGTCATCGCCAACTACTTCGGTGTCGGCGGTATCCACTTTGCAGGTGGTACCTACCAGACGTACGAGGCCAAGGATAGCAAAGGCCGCGTATGGAAGTGCATGAGAGACGGTTCCATCACTCCCCGGCGGCGCATAGGTGGTGCAATCGTAGAGGCAGACGATACCTACCGCTGCGAGGTCGTGACCCCGATTCTCCAGTACGAGGACATCACCGACCTGCAAGAGGTCATCCGGGCACTGGTCAAGAAGGGTGCCATGGCGAACAGCTCCTGTGGTATCCACGTCCACGTTGACGGTGCGAACCACACGCCCGAAAGCCTCTGCCGGCTGCTGAACTTCGCCACCGGGCGGCAGGATCTGTTCTACGAAGCCCTGCAAATCGGCAACCGTGCAGACCACTGGTGCCACAAAATCAACCCTGCCCTGTTCCGTGAAATGAAGAAGAACGGCCGGGCAAGCCGGAACGATGCAGAGCGCATCTGGTACAGCGTGGTGAATGACGGATATGATGGAGGCGTGGATTCTTCCCACTACAACAGCACCCGGTATCACGGAATCAACCTCCATGCATTCTTCACAAAGGGCACCGTGGAGTTCCGGCTGTTCAACGGAACCACTCACGCCGGCCGCATCAAAGCCTACGTCCAGTTCTGCTTGGCGATGAGCGCATGGGCTATCAACTGTGACCACGACAATCTTCATTTCAAATCCGTTGCCGGGTACACCCAGCAGCAGAAACACGACCTCATGCTCCGGGTGCTGACCAAGCGTCTGGGCATGAGAGGCCCGGAATTCAAGACCGCCCGGTTGCATCTCACCTCTGCATTTTTGACAGAGGCCGAGAGTGAAAATACCGCCGCCTAAAAACCGAAAAGCTGCGCTATCTGGCTATACGGGCATTTGGAGGATATGACAATGAAACTTTACAAATACTCCGGCACCATCGAGGAACTTGCCGTTGAACGCGGCCGAATCTCCTATATCAAACTCTTTGATGTGACCGACTTCGACAAAGCACCAACCAGACTGGAAGTCTTCGGTGCGCTCGGCAAGTACATTGAGGCCATCGAGTTAACCGATGCCGAAGAACGGTACATTAAGAGTGATTGGTACTTTGACAGCAACCTGTATCTGCGCCGCATTGAAGTCCCCGGCGTGGGCGATTGGCCGGCAAAGATTATCACCCAGTCGCCTGACGACATCGACCAGCTGGAGATCTTCGGAGAGCGGGAGTACATCGAAACCAGCAAGCCGAAGTCCATGCCCGGCGAGGAAATGAACCGCTGGCTGATGTGGGAACGCCAGAACATGAAGTAAGGGAGGAGCGCAAAATGCGTGTGGAAAGAAAGCCGAAAATCGGCGACACGATGTTCCATGTATGTGAACACTTCTACTACGTTCCGGAGCACGCGGCCCCGTTGAATGAATACTGTGTCTGCGAGGCCACAGTTGTGGGGTTTCTGAAAGGTGGGTACACCGAGGTGAAGCTGGTCGGGAAAAATCCGGGAGGCTTCAATACGCCCTATCACTACAAGATGGCCGAGGTCGGCAGCAAGGCGTTCTTTGATGCTCACTCCGCTGCAAAGTATGCCGAAAGCCTGACGGTGTATGCAGAGCAGCACTGGAATTGGGCAGGCACACAACTTCGCAGGCCGTACAAGAATTTATTGAGAGAGCAGTCCCCGGACATTGAAGGAGGCGCATAATTATGTCGATGGGAGAACAAATCAAAACCGCTCGTCAGCTTCGAGGATTTACGCAAGAAGAGTTAGGTGAACGTTGTGGAATCGGTGCTGCCAACATCCGAAAATATGAGAGTGGAAAGCAAATTCCCAGAATCGTAACCTTACAAAAAATCGCAGAAGCCTTGGATTTACCAGTCAGTTCGTTTCTTCCGGCTTTTGGCATAACAGAAAGCCTCGGCAACAGAATCCGAACGGTGCGAAAGAGGCAAGGGCTTTCAGTGGCAGAACTTGGAGAGAGGTTGGAAATTTCGGGTTCTCACGTCGGGCGATATGAGCGCGGTGAAGAGAACCCAAAGCCCTCAACAATTCACCGGTTTGCAGACGCGCTCGGTGTTGATGCACATTGGCTAGAAACCGGAATTTACGACGAAAGCCTTTCGCCGGAAGAACAGCAACTTCTCCGCTATTTCCGTCTGATGAATCCGAAAGGACGGATAGTTGCGCTGGAGCGGATGGATGAACTTTCAACGCATCCAAATTACAAAAGGAGGATTTGACCATGTTCAGCATTACAGACAACGAGACGTTTGAGGAGGAAGTACAATGACGGACGAAAAAGCTATCGAAAAGATGCTCTATGACCAGCAGCAGGGCTGGCCGCTGTGCCCCCGCTGCGGCGAGAGGATGCCGGACAAACTGACCCACGGAGCACTGAGCCGCCACGCCAAGGGCGTGTACATCTGCGCGGCCTGCGGCACCGATGAAGCCCTCCGGGACTGGACCGGGAACGTCAAACCACTGTCCGACTGGGTGCTGGTTCGCGTATACAACGGAGATCTTCGGAGGTAATCGATATGGAAGAAATGCTACTGTCACTGAATGGGCCGTGGTCAAATGCAGCCTGCATCGGCTACTGTGTCATGGCGATGTGCAACGCCGGTTTGAGTGAGAAGACGCAGCGCAAAGTCCTCGATGAACTGACCCGGTGCTTCGACGATGTGAGTGTTGAAGATGCTGCACAGATGAAGTTCTAAACAAACAAAAAATCCCCCTACACTGGCCCGAAGGTCAATGCAGGGGGATTTTTGCGCGCTACCGAGGTAGCCAAATATAAAATCAAGAGTGGACCATGCCGGGCCGCTCTCTACAAAAGCCGAAGCTTTTCAAGTGCCTCTATTTTACACGGCGCTCATGCAGCAGTCAAGACTTTTTGCCCAGTGCTGCGGTCATAACATCAAAGGCGTGTTCGATGACGGCATCCAGCACCTCGTCGGTGATGGCCCAACGGATAGCCGCCGGGCACTTGGCGCGGAGAGCAGCGAACACCTGCTTCTTCTTCTTGGCGCCCTGACCGCTGCCCATGATGGACAGCTCGGCCTTTTTGACCAGTTCCAGAGCCAGATCCTTGACAGTGGCCTTGTAGCCCAGCCGGATACCGCCGACTGCCAGAGCAACGAAGCCCAGCAGCATCAGAGCGATGGCGATGGGTGCGGGGATGAAGTTCAGCATAGCTTCCATGATATTGCCTCCTATAAGTATCAGCGGCGCGGAGAGCCACCCCTGCGCCGTTTTGTCGTGTTGGTTATATCGGATGTTTCACAGGTACTTTGAAGCCCCGGAAATGGCCTGCCAGCTGGCAGGGCCGCAGATGCCGTCCACCGTCAGTCCATGAGCCTCCTGCGCTTTCAGCAGCGCGTTCTCTGTGCCCTCGCCGAAAATGCCGTCCGGGGTCAGCCCCAGCAGCCGCTGGAGCATCTTCGTGGCTGTACGGTTTGCATCCCCGGTGCAGCCCCGGCGGATGGTCGGCAGAATGAACTTCTGGTAGGTGGTGCTGGGGTAGTGCCGCGGGGCATCGCACAGCCACGTTGCCTTTGCATCGCGGGTATCGGTGTGTACGATGGCACAGCCGTCATACCAGTAGATGCCCACCGCCTTGAAATACTGGGCGGCGATGATGCCCAAGGCCACAGGATTGATGCTGCGGTCCACCATGCGCCAGTCTGCCGCCATACCATAGCGGTGCTTGGAATTTGGGCTTCCGCCAACGGTTTTGCTGGCATTGTGCGTGATGCAACGGTATCCGCTGGTCACCTTGATGGCCTTGCCCAGCTTATCCCGGATGGCCTGAAGTTTTTCGACCAGCTCCGAATCGACCATCTGGCGGCTGCATCCGCAGGGACACTTGAAGTCCTTGCGGGTGAAGTTCTTGCTCAGAGTAGATGTGTCGCTGGCCTGATAGACAATGACTCTCATGATTGCGCCTCCTAAAAGCCAATCTGGGTGAACACAAAGCCAATGACGATGCCGAGAATTGCCGTCAGCACATATCCGACCGCCTTTCTCCACATCTCACCGTCACGGCTTTCCAACGTTTCAAGCCTCTTGCCCTGTTTTTCCTGTTCCCTGACCATGCTTTCCATGCTCAAGGCCAGCTTTTCAACAGAGGTGGACAGTGCGCCCATTTTGCTCACGCTTTCTTCCAGCAGAGCAATCCGTCTGTCCTGACGAGAGTTTTCTTCTTCGAGCCGCCGCTTGAACTCCTCATGCTCGGCTCGCGTGATAGGCTGATCCATCTGAACCTCCTGTACAAAAAAGGCAGCCACACCCCGGCGGGTGAAGCTGCCAATCGGTTTTATTCTGCTGCATCCAGCATATCTTGTGAGTGGCGAACCAGAACGTAGTCCTCCAGAATCTGATTTCGCAGGGCATCGTTGTTGCAGCCCTGCATCAAGCCCAGATAGCTCTGAATCACGCTCAGGGCGTACTCAAGGGGAACCTCGCCGCGGGCGTAGGCCTCTCGGACATACCGAAGATGCTTCTTCATGCCGAGAGAAGTCTGCCGCCGCAGTTCAATTTTTTCAGGGGAAATTTTGCGGCCAACGAACTCGACCGCATGGCCGAGAGGAATAACGGCAGTTTTGTTGTTGAGCTGCAAGCCGAGATTTTCACGGAGATATCCGTCAATCTCTTCCACGGCCTCCCAAGCTGCCTTTTTCCCATCGACCAGAAGAAGCATATCATCCATAAACCGAGCATAGTACGGAACGTGCATTGTGCGCTTGATGTAGTGATCCAGAGGCGTGAGAACAACATTTCCAGTCATCTGGCTTATGATTGACCCACACTGCATCCCAACACCGGATATGCGTTCAGCCGTGGTTACGTCGGTGCAGTCAACAGGAAGCCCCAACGGGCGACCATCCGCCCGGACGGCCGTTTCGAGAAACCACACCATATCTGGGTCGTCCAGCGGGCGAGTAAGTTCTCGCAGCTGAACATCAACAGGAATCCGAAAGAAGAATTTGGCAATGTCAAGCTTGACGACACGCCAATCTCCATTCATCCTTGCTGCGTTTCGCATTCATTGCTGAATGTCAAAAGCCGCCTTTAGAGGCCCTCGTCCATCGATACTTCCGTAGCTGTACTCGTACATAGACTTCAAATAGATAGGCCACAGAACATTGTAGGCTCCGCAGTTTATCACTCGGTCATAGAACGGCAGGCTGCTGATGATGCGCTTCTTGGGGTAGTATTCATAAAATTGGTGAAGTTCGCCAACATGATATTCATGCCATTGAAGCTGATTCACCGAGTTTATCAAATTTTCCTCAAGGTGGTCGGTGTACCTAAGCACACATCCCTGATAACGCCTGTCTTTACTTGCCTTGCGGTAACCGTCATACAAATTGTCGAACGTTGCAAAACGCTCGAAAACGTGTCGGTGCTTTTCCAAAAAATCCAACTCCTTGAGGTCGCCGAACAGCGTGCGCCGTACGCTTATAGCGTCGGAACGCAGACTGCGAGGCTAATATTTTTAGGCTGCGAAATGCAACCAAGGGAACCAGCCCCTTTATCACCTCTGCACTGAGAGCAAGCCCTTGAGCTTGCAGTATCTGGCTTGGAGGCAAAGCGGCGCGGAAACCGATAACATCGTCCACGTTGGACCGCGGGTTGTTGCCGTTGAACGAGCCGAGGCCGTTGGAGGGGTTGTTCCAGCTGCAACCAGAAAAGAAAGCGCGTGACGGCTGGTTCCCTATGTTTTCGAGTTGGCCTTGACGGTATTGAGCCAACTCCCCAACAACTTTCCGATTTCGACAAGCTGCTTGCTCCATACCTCGTACTTGTGCATAGAAACAAACCGCAGTCGAAATGCCACACGCAGGTAGTGCTGCAATTTTGTGTTTGCAACGTCCAGTTCCTGCAACGTGGTCTTTTTGAAGTATTTTTTCTGCGCTTCCACAGCCTTTTCAAGCATCACATCCATAACGAGTTTCATGTCGGCTGCCATCGCAAACTTTTCGGATTTCGGGAACTGCTGGAGTACAGGATACGCATATTCCATCATATCCTCGATTTTTTGTAGGGTCGGACCAGTAAAAAGTTCGTCCTGTTTTCCTTCCATGCGGTAGACCTCCTTCCGAACGCGGGTCAGTATAACAGAAAACAGCTTGAAAATCTGCTTTTCGGTGGATTTTACCGAAAAAACGGCAAAATCCACCGATGCAGAAAAAATCAATTTTATAAACGACCCCGCTTCGCGGGGTCGAGGGGAACGTGACTGCGCTACCGCGCAGTCATCAGGTCACAGACGGCAGTTTGCAGTAAGCGGCGCGGAAACCGATAACATCGCCCACGTTGGACCGCGGGTAGTGGCCGTGGAACGAGCCGAGGCCGTCGGAGGGGACGTTCCAGCTGCAACCAGAAAAGAAAGCGCGCTCCTCATCGCTATTACGGAACCAACAGGTATGACCTGCGCACAGATCGGAGCTGGAATAAGGCATCATGCCCAACGCCTGAAGCAGCAGTTTTGCATTTGCGCCAATGCCCGCACTGCAAGTGATAGAGCCAAACGTGCAGCTAGGCCAATCGCCATCCGCATTTTTGTGGGTGATGGTCTTGGCCCACTGAAGTTTGCCGCCCACGATGTCAATCTTGACGGAGTTGGCGGTGGTGCCTTTTCCGTCCGGGGTGATAAAGCTACCATCCACGCAGCTGATAGCTTTCCACTCGGTCGAGGTCGGAGACTGGCTGTGTGCGCTGTCTGCGCCGTTATTGTTGACAAGGAACTGGATTTCGCCATACACAGAACGAACTGCGCCCATCCACTCCCATACGTTTCCAGTCAGACCAGAAATACCGCTGGGGCTGTTGTCATGATACCATGTCAGCGGGCCAGTACCAGTTGCGACACGACCAATCTTATCGCCACTCATATAGGTCGGGATAGCCTTATAGAACGATTCACTGTCGTGGCGGCCATAGTTGTTGTTGCCTTTCGGAACGAAGCCGGCAGCCTCACACATGCGCTGAATCAAGCCCCACTCCATGCGGGTCATCAGGTGCCAGCCCTCGCCCTTAGCCTCGCAATACTGGCGTGCGTGGTCCATATCCAGCGATGCCGCAGGGTCAACGCCGCCAAGAGAGTATGCGCGGCCATCCTGCACGATGTTCTGGTACTTGGAGATGTAGATTGCGTCCACTTCCTGCCCGTTGACGATGAATGCCGGATGCACGGCGGCGGATTCACCCATGCCCAGCTGCTTGTAGGTCATCTTCGGGATCTTAACCATGATGGACGGCATACCGGCATTGTCGTAAATCAGCTCATTGCCGGGTGCAAGGCCAGTGACAGCCAGATTAGTCAGGTCAAAATTTGCAGCCATAGTAGTTACCTCCTATCAGTCGATGGCCCACAGGGTCAGGGTCACATTGTCCATGGAAAACGGAATCGGCTCCGCCGGGGTGCTGTTGCCCATGCGGGCACCACCCTCGGCGTTCTCCTCGCCGTCTGCGGTCACTTCCTCAATGGGCTCCGGCTGGGTGTACCGGCGGGCAGGGATATCGATTTCTGCCACATAACTACGGCCGGCGGCTGCGCCGATGACCAGCTCGCCATAGCTGTCGTAACACACATCGATGTGAATGTCACGGTCGTCCTCGCGCTTGGCGAGGTTGATGGTCAGGTCATCATCGAAGCAGATTTTGTTCTTGACGACCTCGTAGGGAATCTTGGTGCCGGAATTTTTCTCGATAACGGTCATTTCAGAGTACCTCCGATTGCGATGTATTTGATGGTGGCAGACTTTGCGGAGCCGTTGTAGGCCAGCTTGAAGCCGTTGACCAGCTTCTCGCTGACCTCAATATCCCCGACAGGACCATCGGATTTGACCAGTTCGGTCATAACCAGATAGCTGGTGCTGCCCATGTTCTTGCCCAGCGACACGCTCTTTTTAGAGTTGTTGCAGGGATAGGTACGAGCATTGGTCAGGTCAACGCTGCCGGACACGATCTGCCACGAGTTATCGATAGTGGCCACAGTTTCGTTCAGCTGCCAGCCCTGCTGCCGAACGGTATTGAACATCATGCCGAAAGCGGCATAAATGTCCCATATGCCGGTTTCGATGTTATTGAAATGTGCCTGATCCTGAGGGGTGCCCTGCTGCATCACCTTGCCAGCGGGAGTGATGGTCCATGTTCCGTCATGGTTGTCGTTGATGACGTACAGACCGGGCTTGTCCGTTACATGGTCAAGCCATACCGTTTTTGCGTACACGGTCATTCCTCCTTTTTCTTCTCGGTAAAGGTAAAGTCGAACCAGTACAGAATACCAGTCTGACCTGTCGAGATTTTGATGTTTACGTCCTCGTGCGCCCAGACCTGATTGTCCGAGTTGAGCAGTTCCACACGGTTAACCGTAATCTCGCCCAGCCCGGTGATGGACACTCTGGCGCGGACAGTACCATCAGCCAGAATGTCGATGCCGGAAAGCGGAACGGTGTAGTAGGTCGAGCCGACACGGAAACGTGCACAGGCAATGCGCCGTTTGAGATAGCCCCGCAGGTCTGCGAAGCCAGCCGAATCAATCATGCTGCTACCTCCTTAAAAATTTATTCCCGGTGCGCTGCCGCACACCTTTGCGATGTAGGAAACGCCGAGGCCGGATTCCTCGGCAACAAGCCCTCCGCCTGATGTACCGCCGGATGTGGCGGTTGCCGGATGCAGACCAGCTGTCAGGTCGCCGGATGCCGGGGCCGCGTATGTGCTGCTGCCGTCTGCGGTCTGCACAACAACATACCCCTCATCATCGAAGCCCTGCGTGGCCGTCTCCGGGTAGGTTCCAGCCAGTTTCTCCGGTGCATAGGCTCCACCATTGTCCACCGTCAAAACCTCGATTTCCGAGGCGGCAGTGCGGCCCTGTGTGGCTGTGGCCGGGAACGTGCCAGCGTCAAGCTGCCCGGTGCGGGGGTGAGCGTAGCTGCCGCCGAACTCATCCGTAACGATGACGATGTTCCCAGCGGAGATGCCGCCCTGTGTGGCCGTTTTTGGGAAAGTGCCGCAGCGGCGCACCGCATACACGATATAGCCGCTGCTGGTCACGATCTCGATGCCGAACGTGCTCTGGTAGTACACACCATCGTTGTGCGACCGCAGGCTCTTGTAGTAGCCGATGGCCCACAGCACACGTTCGGTGCTGACGTAGGACGCGTCGGAACCGCTCATGTCCAGCATGACCCGGAAGTGGTACGGCTCCCCATACTGCCACCATTCCTCCAGCCGGGAGCCGGGATAGATAGCCCGGATGCCCCGCAGCACAGCCCCGGCGGTTCCCCGGTGACGATGGATGTAGGGCGCGGACTTGATGGTGCGCCGCTTTGCAGCGAGGTCGTAGTCGTGATCGTACCAGTCTACGGCGAAGTCCTTTGCCAAAATGTCCAGCAGGTCTTCCGGCAGCTGGTCGATGCGCGTGTAGATTTGACCGAGGTTGATTTCATCCAACCGCTGCTCCAGCACGTTGACGATAGAGTGCGCCAGAGCAACCATTTTCGGGTCTTTCTGGAGCGCAAGCGGGAAGGAATCCATCATCCGCTCGGCGGTCAGGCCGTTATTCATCCTCGTACCCTCCGCTCTTCACCGCGACCGTGCCCACCTTTGCTACCTGCGGCACCTTGTCGGAGGTCAGATCAACGGATGGTTTGCCATCTTCCAGCGGGGTAAAAACGGGCTGCTGCAAGTCCACGCGCTTGATGCCAACTTCCAGCAGCAGATACCGCAGCTTGTCCGGGTTGATATCCCGGCCCATCTTGCCGGACTGCCAGCCGATGTACTGCTGCACAGCCTCGTTTACGCGGGTTTGTGCATCCGCAGCAGAGATGTCTCCATCGCGGGTCAGGTAATAGGTCAGGTCGATGTTGTAGTTCACCACATCAGGATCACCAGAAATGACGTGGTCCGTCAGAGGCCGTACCTCATCGGCAGAGCAAACCTCCACCATCGCTTTCTTGGTTTCGTCCGGGGCAATGCTGCCATCATCCATGACGGCGTACAGGCAGACAGTGCCGGGGGCTGGGCTGTTCGCCACCACATCGGCGATTTTGGTAGACACGCTCTTCGCGAAATACTTGTAGCTGCCAACAGGCCCTGCGCTGGACCATGCTGCCTGACTATCAAGCAGAAGCTGGTAGAACTCGTCATCGTCCGGGGCATCGCTGCCGTTTGCGCTGGCCGTGACGTTGGAGCAGCCAGAATAGTAGTCGTACACATCAACAATGGTATTGATGTCGCCGACTGCAAAGTCGTTTCCAACAGTGCCGGAGGTCTGGCATACCACCGTAACGTCCGTATAGGTCGAACCGATAGGCACATATTCATCTGCCGTGGTCGCCCAATACAGTGAGGCGTTTGCGTCCGTGACGCGAGTGCCGGAAGGAATGAGGATTGCGCTCTGCCGCGCCTCGCTGATGTTGAAACGCATGGTGCAGGTTGCTGCGGTAGGCTGCGGACGCTGCTGCAAGTAGAACAGCTCCGCCAGCGCATCCAGATTCTCGCCCTCTGCCCGGCTGGGCAGATTCTGGTTGTCAGCGTGGTTGTTGAGGGCACGCTCGTAGATTATCGCGTCCTCAATCCACGAAATGAACAGCCGTTCCGGGCTGCCGGGGCGCACGGATGTGCCAAAAAGCTGCTCATACCCCGCACAGAGCAGCGCATCCAGTTCGTCAACGTCGGTGCTGATGAACTGGTGGTCTGCGGTACTACGCATTGATGCTCACCTCCACAACGGGAAGCATCGTTCCGGGGTTGTCCTTGGAGGATTTGAACGTAGTCCCCACATAGGTGGCTCTCGGTTCAAACCGTTCGATGGCTTCCTTGATGGCGGCGCAGAGCATAGGCTGCGCCACGTTTTCCGGGCGGTCAAGAATATCCGAGATGTCGATGCCAAACTCCCGGTAGCCCGGCACGGTGCCTTTCGGCGTGGATAGGATGACGGCGATGTTCTGCAGAACGCTGGCCACGGTATCCTGCTCGCCGAGGGAAATGGCGGTCAGGTCATTTGCCGACACCAGATAATTGCTCATAAAATCGCCTCACTCTCTCGGATATTCCAGTAAAGTGACGCTTGCAGTAATCCATGTCGGAACGCCGAAAGCGTCTGTGTACTTGGTCTTGAATTTCGCGGATTTGATGACCCACCGATAGCTACCGAAGACTTCGTTGCCGAGGACAAACGGCAGCGTCGTGTGATTATCGACATACCCCTTCAGGATCTCGCGCTGCTTGCTTGGAGCCACGCCAAGGTACGCCGAAAGTTCAATGTCGAACGTGATGGTGTCGGCATCCGTGCCCGTAAACTCGGCCAGAGCCTTGCCTCCGGCACGCTGATGGGTGGTGTATCTGGCAGACACGCTCTGCACCATGTCCTTGATGGTTTTGACGTAGCCGTCGAACACAGCAAAGGTAATGCCTCCAAGGCATCCAACAATCACGGATAAATCCCCCCCAGCACGAAGCCGTCAGCGTTGAAGCACGGCAGGTACAGACAGATCACGATGTCATCAATGGCGGGCCCCCACCATACCACATGGGACTTATGCTGGTGGTTTGTGGAGTTGTCCGCGCCCGTGACCTTTTCCTCCTCATCCCAAATCTGGCGGGTGCCGTTCTGGGTGTTGAGGATTTTCAGTGGATACGGAGCCGGGTGCGTAAACTGGTGATCGTGCAGCCCCGCCTCCTCGGTGTATACGATAGCCTTGTAGTGCTGCATCACAGGCAGCCAGCCAGATGTAATCCCGGTATCCTCAAACTTCACGCGCACAAGGCGTTTTTTCTTGTTCACATCAGTGACTTTTCCGATGCGAACATCGACGTTCACGTTCATCAATAACCTCCCAGCGTATGACGGCCAGTGACTTGCGTCGTGTCCCCGCCGGAGCCGGACACCGTGTGCTTGGACTGCTTCACGATGTACTTGCCATCCCACGGTCCGAACTGGTCAGCGTTGAACGTCAGTCCAGCAACTTTTCCGGGGTCGCCCGGATAGGTAAAACTCATCTGACGCTCATACTTGTTGTAGAGCCGGAGTTTCTTTGCGGCCAGTTCTTTTGCCTCCGCCTTACTTGTGACCGGGGCGTAGACTTCCAACTGCTGATTGGTCTTGCTCTTGGCATCGTAGTCCTTAACGTAGGCAATGCCCTCGATGGCCTTGCCATCAGGCCCAACGTAAGATACCCGGCAGGACGCATACTGTGTTCCAGCCTGACCGAGTGAATGACTATACTTGATATAGCTTTTGTCGCCCAGCGTGGTAGTCCACACAGCGTCCTTGCCCTCGTACTCCTGCTGGTCAAAGATGACGATTTTGCCATCAGTGCATTTCAGCGACAGCCCTGCATCGTGGCAAAGCTGCTGCAAAAAGTCGATGTCGGAGCAGCGGTACTGCTCCACACGCTTGTACTCAGGGTCTTTCTTTGCAAGAAACTGAGCCGCCATGCCGTTCTTGGATGCCATTTCATTGGCAATGCCGGACAGCTTGTACTTTTCCCAGCCTTTGCTCTGCTTGGTCTGCCGGATCTGGCTCGTGTAGGGCAGCCCAATGGCCTTGATGGTGATAATGCCGGGCGGTCCAGACGCAACCACGCTGTCCAGTTCAAAGGTTCCGCAGTCCAGTGCTTCATCTTTGCCATCACTGTGCCAGTTGCAGGCGGTGATGGTAGCCCGGATTTTCAAGCTTTCTTCTCCGCTGCCGGAGGAGGAGCCGGAAGAGCCGCTGCCAGACTTGCCGGAGATCTCGCTGGCATCCACCCAGCCGTAGACGCGAGATGTGCCATCGGTGTGGATGACGTGGTACGGATGAAGCGCGCCCTGCTTGATGATGGTGATCTTGGCAGGTCCAGCCTTTGGGTTGCCATTTGCCTTTTTATCAGTGGATGCCTTATAGTGCGGACCGCCAAGGAACTGCACCACATCGCCGACCTTGTAGCCATCGGAAGATGCAGCCGATACATCGCCGTCTATCATCTTCTGGAGCCAGTCGGTCATCCAGACACCCTCACGGTCTTGGAGTTTGATTTGCAGGTCATCGCTGGCGTCTTCCTCGTTGTCCGTAAAGGACAGGGAGAGCAGGTAAGGAGCAATGCTGCTGGTAATATCTACACCGTCAAACTCCACCGTGCACTCGGCATGGCGGGCAGTATTTTCATCGCTCATGTGACCACCTTCTTCCACGGCGGCAGGGTCGAACTGGTCTTGGTTTCGATTTCCGGGAGCGTCAAAACGATTCCGGCAGGAAACTCAAAATAGTTCAGATACTGCGAGTTCGCAGCCATCAGGCGGGGCGCAAGGGCGCAGCTGCCGAGCTGCGTGTATGCCACGCTGTCCCAGCGGTCGCCCTGCACGGTGGTGTAGGTTTTGCTCATGCGTAACCCCTCCTGAAATTATCGGTGTCGTTGTCGCTCACGATTTCCAGCACAGCTTCCCGGAGGTCGTCATTCTGGGCGTTCAGGACGCTTCGCAGTTCATCCGTATCTCGCATACCGTAGATGTGGTAAACAGGCGCAACGGTGATAGGAGCCGCGCTGCTGGTGTTGGAGCCACCAGATGCAAAGCCGCCGGGCAGCTGCACTTCCGTAACGGAGCGGGTTTCGCCGCCGTTGAAGTAGACCGAGTTGCCGCCATTGACAGTTTCTACATATCGGTTGTACTCTTCACGCAGAGTCTGGGCTTCCTGCTCCTCACGGATGGCATCCCGGACGGCAGACAGGTCAATCGCATTTGTGCTGGTGATCTGTTCCAGCTGCCGCGCCTCGTTGAACGCTGCGCGGGTTTCCGGCGCGGTCAGCACGGTTTCGCCGCCGTTGAAGTAGACCAGCTCTGGGCCGTTCTCGCCAACGATGGCAAAGCCCGGCGCAGCGGATTCCGTGCCGACTGCATAGCCGGGGATGTTTCCGTTCTTCTGGTCGATGTTGTAACGCTTATTCGCCCCGGCCAGCGCATCAGAGGCAGCGTTCGCCACCTTTTCGTATGCCTCCTTGACACGAGACATCATGCCCTCTGCGCCATCGATAAAGCCCTGAACGGTGGACTGTGCGCTCTTCATGGCCTCGTCGTTCAAGTCCATGTCGGCCACACTGTCGGCTACGTTCTGCGCGATCTCGTCCATGGCATTGCTCATGCCGGTTTCAAGGTCGGCCATGCTCTCGCTGGTGGTTTTCTGCGCCTCCTGCAAGGAGCGGTAATTCTCGACCATCTTTGCGAGGTCGGAATCTGATGCAGCAGCCATGCCGGCGATAGCGTTCACGGAATCCTTGCTGCCATCGGCGAAGCTGGCGATAACGTCGCTCAAACCGTCAATGTCAGCAGCGCGCTCGGTCAGGTTTTCGAGGTTCTGGTTGTAGTTGTCCCAGTAGGTGATCTGGCTTTCCAGCGCGGAGTTTATGCTGGATGCAGAGGTGGCGACGACCTTCTCAGCGGTATCCCACAGGTCGTACTGCTTACTGATGCTGTCATAGGCCGCATTGTAAGCGTCCGTGTATGCCGAAACGAGTTCCTGAATCTCCGCCTCGGCACTGTTGATAACATCGGTGACGGCCTGCTCCTGTGCAGCCACATTGTTTGCGCTGTTGGCGGCATCCTGCTGCGCTGCGTTCAGGGAATCGACTGCATCCTTGGCTTCCTGATACTCGGCCTCAGCTGCATCGATGGCTTCCTGATCCTTCTCCACGGCCTCGGTGTAGTTTTCGACTTCATGCTGGGCAGTGGCGAGGTCTTCCGAGTAGCCCATGTACTCGGTACGCAGCTGCTGCACATCCTCGCCCATGGAACGCCAAGGAATATCCTGGACTGTGCCATAAGTGGACTTGAATTGTTCGTCCGTCATGCCGAGCGTGGAAAGCAACTTGCTATAGGTTGCGTCCATGCCGGCATTAGATTTTTCGACCCTTGCCTGTGCAGCAGCCAGCTTCGCTTCATTCGCCGCACTTTCGACCAGCACATCGTTGTACTGCTCGTAGATTCCGTTCAGGTACTCTTGCCGAGCCTGCGCTTTTACATCGTCCGCATAAGCATTCGCGTGCTGGCGCAGAGCTTCTGTGCCTCCCTTGATGGAATCCGTTTCAAGGTCAATATCATCAGCCAGACTGGGCACCAGTGCAGACAGACGGGCAAGGGTATCGTGATACTCAGCGTTCCCGGCAGTATTGCCGTTGGTGGCAGCTTCGATGGCCTCCAACTTGCTGATGTACTGGTCCGCGACACTGGCAGTGGCTTCCATGTTGGACAGCGTGGAATGGTAGGTGTCGCTGACCTCGTCCATGCTACTGACCATATCGCGGGCTGCGCTGGTCAGTTCTCGCACATGCGGGACACCATCGTCTGCTGCGCCGGAAATTCCACCGATTACGGCAGCGAGAGCCGTTCCTGCAATGACAACGCCCGCAAGAACAGGAGCCGTCACTCCGAGGGATGCAGAGAACAGGCCCATAGCTGCGCTGCCAATTTTTATTGCCGCAGATGCGGCAGTCATAACGCCAAGGAACCCTCCAAGAGCGACAGTTCCGGCCGCAACCGCCTTGACTACACCGGGGTGTTCCTCAACGAAGCCCTGCATCCAGCCCAGAACTTTAGCCCCGACATCGTACAGCTTGGACAAAGTCGGGGTCAAATCCTCGCCGATGGCGATTTTCAGGCCGTCAGCGGCGGACTGCATCAGCACCAGCCTGCCGTTCATGTTGTCGAGCATGGTGCCCGCCATCTTGTCGGCAGACCCGGCGCAGTTGTTCAGGGCTGCGGTGTAGTCTGAGAACGACTGCCCGCCCTCGGCGGCGGCCTCACTGCATCCGGCCATGATGGTTTGCAGCTTGGAATACTGGTTCGTGCCAGCGATGGTCTTGGCAAGGTTGGCCTGCTCTTGGTCGGTCAGGTCGCCCCAGACCCCGGCAATCCCAGTAAGGATGCTGGACAGGGACTGCATATTGCCCTGTGCATCGTAGATGTTCACGCCATAGTTCGCCAGTTCGTCACCGCACTTTTTCGTGTTGGTGGCAAGGCGGGTGAAGATGGCGTTAAGGGCTGTACCGGCCTCGCCGCCCTTAACACCGGCATTGGCCATGGTAGCCAGAACTGCGGTAGTTTCCTCGACAGAGTAGCCAAGGGAGGTGGCGGTAGATGCACACGCCTTGTATGCCTCACCCAGCTGGATCACGTCCGTGTTGGAGTGAGCCATAGCGTAGGCCATCACATCGACAAAGTGAGTGGTGTCGGAGGCTTTCAGGCCAAAGGCGGTCAGATAGTCTGTGACAATATCAGACGCCTGTGCCAAGTCCATATTGGCGGCAGCAGCCAGATTCAGCACCGGGCTGATGCCCTCCAGCATAGACTGGGTGTTCCAGCCCGCCAGAGCCATGTAAGACAAAGCGTCCGCAGATTCACCGGCGGTGAACTTGGTGGTTGCACCCATCTCCTTGGCCTTGTCAGACAGGGCTTCCAGTTCATCGCCGGATGCGCCGGACAGGGCTTCGACGTTGCTCATGGATGCTTCAAAATCACCTGCGGTGTTGATGCAGTCCATGTATGCGTCTTTGATTTCGCCGAGGGCTTTTGCGATGCCAGCCGTGGCAAGCACAGATTCAACGGCATCGAGGGCTTCGACAGATTTCTCGCCGAAGCCCTTTGCGCCCTCTCCGGCCTCGTCCATGGTCTTTTTAAGGTCGATCTGCTGGTCTTTCAGCTTATCGACCTCGGTTTCCAGCCGGGTGGTTTCTGCTGTCAGCTGCGTGGTGTCCACGCCAGCTTCCCGCAGGGTGTTCCCGGTGGCAGCCAGCCGCTGCTCATAGGTGTGCAGGGAGGCCGTGGTCTTGTCGATCTGCGCCTGCTTGGAAATTAACTTGTTTTCCAGCGCAGAGGAATAGCCCTCGGTCTCCTGAATCTCTTTCTGGATGTTATCGTACTGCTGCTGCAAGACGGCCAGCCGCTGCTTGGTGGAGTCAACGGCCTGCTGCTGCTTCTGGTACGCAGTTATATCGGACTGTACCTTGTTCAGCTGCTGGATTCTGTTCTGTGTTTCCACAAGAGCAGACTGCGCAGCCTTGAAGGTGCTGGAGAAGTTGCTGTTCTGTTTGGCGGACAGGTTGAACAGCAACTCCCATTCTTTTCGAGCCACTACTTCGCCTTTCTCGCCTTTTCGCGCTCGGCAACAATGGCATTGTTGGTATCAATCCATTGCCGCAGTTGATACAGAGGCATTGCAAGCCAGTATGGTGCAGGGGTGTTGTTGCCCTGCGCCATCAGAAGGGCTTGCCGCCGCAGCCACTCTCCACCATCATCAGTTACACATCCGACAGCATCAAAAAATTTCTTGCTTTGGTGCGGATGGTGTTGTAATCCCGAATGCTCATTGCGCCGATAACGTCAACGCCGATGGGCTGCGTACACGCCCGGCAGGCCATCCGAATCAGATAGCCCGCACTCATGCTCGGCACGACAACCGGCTGGCGCAGAGCGGACATCTCGGCCTCGATTGCAAACGAATCATTGCCAGTCAGCTTGCCGAAGTCAAACGTCAGGGTGTCGTACTTCTTGCCCTCGTACTCAAACGGCTGGATAAGCTTGTGGACGTACACATAAGGGTCGGTGGCAGCTTTGTTCGCAGCGGCGATGGCTGCATCGTACTCCTTATCGCTGATGGTGGTGTTCATAGCGGCTGCTCCTTTCGCAGTTAAAAAATAGGCCGGAGCCGCAAAATGCGGCTCCGGCATAACGATTGGCTCTGATTACTTGCCCAGTGCCTTGCGGACAGCTGCCAGATAATCCGTGCCGTTGATGTAGCAGATGAAGTTCAGCGGGTCCAGTTCGCGGACTTTCTTGCCTTCGAGGTACGTTGCCCAGTAACGAACAGCATACTCACCGGAGCCGTTGGCGGGGGTCGCCGGAGCGATAGTGCCGCTCTTGGTGGACTTCGGAATAACGACAAGAACGTGCTTTTCAGAACGAGCATCAATAGTGCCATTGATGGGATCCTCATACTGAACGGGAACACGCAGATCGATCTGGTGGCGGCGAATCTCGGACAGCTTGATGGACTGTGCCGTAGTGGTGCGAAATTCCAGACCAAGGGTCATTGCTTCGAGATGACCCAAAATAACGGCATCAATGTTGCCGCCGATACCGGCGCCGGAGATGGACTGCGTCAGAAAAGTCACATCAGGCAGTGTAACTTTTGCCATTCCCGCATACTCAATGCTGTCTTCATAGACAGCAAAATTGATAATGCTCTGATCGATTGCCATAGTAGTACCTCCTCTTTAGGACTGGAGTGCGCTGGTCACATAGTCAGCGTCATACTCCAGCACGAAGTCGATTTCCTGCGCCGGAGAGGGCGGGGTCATGTAGACGTGCAGCTTGATTTTGCCAGCCATCAGGCTGGTCAGGGGGTTCTCGCTTTCCAGCATCTCAACGCGGGCACCCAGCAGGTAGCCTGCGCCAACCAGACCATTCAGCCAGACGCTTGCGCTGTCCACAATGGTGTCGATCAGGCGGCGGTTCATCGGCTTGTCCAGCTTAGACCAGAAAGTCTTGATGAGCGTGTTGGAAACATAGTCGAACATCCGGCTGATGGGGATGAAGTAGTCCTTCACATCAGTGGACTTGGGGTAGCAGCCAGTGTGGTTGCCCCATGCGGTCCAGCTGCCCATGAAGTTCAGGAACGTGCAGATGCCAGCGGCATCGACCACGTTTGCCTGATTGTAGGTCAGGTTGATGGCTGCACCGTCATCATCGCACAGGCCGTCGATGTGGACGGTCTTGTTGGAAGGGCTCTCGTAGGGGATGCCGCCATTTTTGGTGTCGGTCTCCGCAAGGCAGCCCGCCATGATGGTAGAGCCGTGGAACTTCTTTTCGCCCAGAGTGCCGTTAGGCCAGCACAGAATGGACTTCTGGTCGTAAGTACCAGCGTTCTTGGCCTGCACTGCGGCAGTATAGGTCTTTGCGGAAATATCCACCAGAGCCTTGCCAGAGAACATACCGTTGATGGAGCCCGCCTTTGCAGCCAGCGCAGCAGCAACGGTAGCCTCCTTGGAGAAGCCGGGTGCCATAATCAGGTCAGGCACAATGCCGAACATCGTCAGGCAAGCCTCGACCTGCTCCACGGCAGCTGCCACAGCCTCGGCCTCGGCGTTTTCTGCGAGCGGCAGGAAAATGACCGGCTGGCAGGCACACAGCTTGAAGTGATAGTACATCACCTCGCAAACGGTGAACTTTGCCCAGTCGTTGTCATAGCCCAGCTGTTCCTCCGCTTCGGTGTAGCTGGTGCACAGCACAGGGGTGCCAGCGGTTGCAGCGGTGCCAGTTGCCTTGGACAGCGGTGCAGTACCGATGACAAAGGGGATGCCGCAGGTTGCGGCGTTCGGGGTCGCCACGGCGGTGTCGGCGCGGCTGACGTTAATACCATGATCTGCCATAGTATGTAATCCTCCTTACTTGGATTTGGCGAGCATCCGGGCATACGCAAGGATGGCCTCGCCGCGTGCTTTTGCCTTTTCAGGCGTGGTGTTCAGTTCGGCCACATCGATGATGAAGTCGGCCACGCCGGGATATTTCTCGGTGGCAATCTTCACATCGTCACGGTTCACAGCCTCCGCAGCAGCGCAGGGGTAAATCGTGTTCTTCTGGATATAGCCCAGAATAGACGGACCGACGTAAATGGAAACGCCGGGCTTGCTCTGCGCAGGCTCGGCGTTCACGGTGGTTTCGGCGGGCTGTTCCGCCGCGGTCTTTTTTACCGCCATAATTTAATATCCTCCGTTTGCTGCACGGTCGGCAGCTTCCAGTGGGTAATCATCTCTCCGGCATAATACGGCTTGGTTTCCTCATCGTAAGGAACGCTTTCCAGCTTATGACCGGGAGACAGGACGAGCGTAAACTGGTACCGGTGCTTTCCATCAGTGCCAGTGCCGCCTACCTTGCGGACTTTGAGCAATTCCACGCGAAACCGCTCCATCATGTTCAGGAGAGCTAGATCGCCCTCCTGTTCATCCGGGTTGTAGCAGCAAAAGATAGAGCGCACAGAAACTACCGTGCGCTCCTCGCTGCCGGGCTGCTGCTCCGTTTCCAGCGGAATGACCCGATGGATGATGTACGGGGCTTTCTTCTTGGCTGAACGGCTGTCAGGCAACCGCATCAGATAGACTTCCGGGGCACGGTAGGCCTGTTCGGTATCGCCCTGCTGCATAGCCACCGGGAGAATCATATCGGCCATGATTTTCTCGGTAAACGCTTTCAGCTGCTCAAGCAAAACAACACTGGTCATATCAGACACCCCATCCGTTCAAAATTCGCGTGATTTCATGCTCAATGCGCTCCTCGTAAGTGGATGCCATTTTCTCCTCGATGGAGTCCATGACATTCTCGTTGGAGTACATCATCTGCGGGGTGGCAGGGCCAAACAGTTCCTTGACCGGGAACCGTTTTTCTCCTTGCCGCTCATAGATGCCATAGTGAGAGCCCATCTTCGCCTCGAAAGCGTGGTCCAGTGCCTGTCTTGCGCCGGACTTCTTCACGCGAGTTACCACGCGGCCGCTGCGGTCCACCTTGGTATCGAAAACTCTAAGGGGGATGACGCTGCCACGGTAGCCGAAGTTGATAGAAACCTCGCCATTGCTGCCCCGCTGGATGTTGTTGATATTCTTTGTGCGGTTGGAAAATTCACTGCTGCTGATGGCATACTCCTGCGTGACTGCCCGTTTCGCCACCGTTTTTCCGGCGGCAGCGGCGCGAGCCAGCGCAGATCCTACAGCACGATTGGCGCCTCCGGGAATTCCGGCGAGGAGGGCAGACACCCGGTCAAATCCTTCCTCTGCAATGTCAACGGTGATGCCAGCAGCTACGCTGTGCATCATGGTGTCCGTTGTCACATCACTCATTCGTCAATCGCCTCCAGTTCCACCCGCAGCATCCCCATCTCGCAGACAGAGGATGCCACATAGTAGTTTCGGACGAATCCATCCTCATCAATGCCCAGCTTGCAATCCTTCTCAGGCTGCTTTCCGCCGAGGGCCGCAATATCGCAGTGCAGTACCCGGCTGACCCGGTACAGACCCTGCGCATGGTCGCTGATGGCCTGGCGTACACGTTCCTTTTCAGAGAGGCCTGTCAAAACCAGAGGAACGTCAGGGTATTCCTCTCCATCATAGTAGACCGTGTGCGTTTCGGCGAACTCATCCAGATTCAGAAAGACGCTGTTCAGGTCTTCCTGCACAGCGTCTTTAAAGGCACTCACGCCGTGGGCATCGCAGCTGCCAGTTCAGGACCGTCGGTGCACTCGTCACCGGGCACAACGTCCTCGGCGCAGATAGCCTGAATGAGTGCGTCCTTGGTCTTGAGCTGCTTGGTGTCGATGCCCATATCCGCGGCCAGCTTTTTCAGGTTGACAACGGTCATATCGTGCAGCTGGTCGGGGTCGAGGTGCGCCGTCTCAGAGCCGTTCTGTGAGGCTTCGGCTGCGGGGGTGTCGTTACTTTCCGCAGCTGCCGGAGCCTCCGCAGGGGCGGTTTCCGGGGCGGTGGGCGCAGAAAACGCGAATTTCGCCACACCCAGCCCGATAAGGCGGGCTGCTTCGGCATCGCTGACCTCACACCGCTCGCCGCGCGAAACAGTGTGAACACCTGTCTTGGTGGGGCAGCCGTAGCCGCCGCAAAGAATTTCAACAATCATCGGTGTACTCCTTTCAGGCCGGGCTTAACCGACCACGTTCTTAGCGCGAATCCAAGGGATGTAGTTCTTGGGCGCAGCCAGCGGGCGGGTCTTCAGGCTCATCTTACGCACATCGTTCTCCTGATCGATGCTGAACTTGGGAACGCGGCGGGCGGCGATGGTGGAGTGCTGGGTATCGCCGTAGTTGATCTGAGTGATAGCACCATACATCAGGTGACCGCAGGCCGGAGCCGTAATCAGCGCATCGGTCTTCGGGAAGTAACGCTGCTCTGCGTTGGCGGTGTCGACGTAGGTTTCGTCCACGGAGATGAGGTTCAGCTTATAGCCGCGGAAGTTGAGGGTGCCGCCGTAGGTGACGCCATCGTATGCGCTCAGTTCCTGCTCGATTTTGCCGACGATGATGCCGGAGTTCTTATCCAGCAGACGCTGAACCTTTTCCATGTTCAGGACAGCATCGTAAACATCGGCACCCAGCAGCAGGTCAACGGCACGCAGACCGCGCTTGGACAGCAGTCGGCACATGGCAGGAACATCACCGAAGAAGTCGCCGGTATCCTCAGACCACTTGTGCGCCACGGTGTACAGGTGGTCATTCTCGTGGCCGGGGTTGTAGAACTTCACGACCTTGGCCTCGCCCTTGGTCTGGTTGTCGATCATCTCCTGCATGGTGCAGCCGTTCTCCAGCATGGTCTGTGCGCACATCCACTCCTCGGTGCGGATGATGCGGTTGTCCATGTCCACGAGGTCGTTCTGAACCAGCCTTGCGGCACGCTGGGCGGGAGAACTGTTGGCGTAGATGGCCTCGCCGAAGCCGCGCTTGGTCAGGTCATCGGCGGACAGTTCGCGGCTCACGCCGATAGCAGCAGGCTCGAACTCGTGGATCTCGTAGCCCGTGCGCTCCATCGGGATTGCACCGACACGAGGACCAACGAACGCGGCAATCTTGCGGTCACCATCCATGTACTCGGTCAGAACCTTGTCGGAGTTGAAGATATCGCCGTCATCGGTGCCGAAGTAGCGGTCGCGGAAGAAGGTCTGTCTGGGAACGGCGCGCCGCTGCACAGCCATCAGAGTGTAGGTATCGAAAAAATTCAGTTCAGCAGGCATTGTTATATCCTCCTTACAGTGCGGGTGCAGCGGCCTTGAAGACGATGCCGCCGTTGCGCAGGGCATCCTTGTCGGCCTCGGTCATGGTGTAGCTGTTGGCCACGGTAACCTTGTTGGAGTTGAAGCAGCCCATCAGGTACACCGGAGCAATCACATCGTCAGCGGTGCCAACGGTCACGTCATCACACAGGATGCAGTAAGCGGTAAGCACCTCATTACTGGCAGCAGCGGTGCCCAGCACGACCAGCTTGTTATCGCCAGCAGTGCCGCCGGACTTAGCCAGAACGGTGCCGCGCTTGATGGTATCGGCCTTGGACAGCTTGCGGATGGTGCCGCCGCTGACAACCAGCTTGGGGTTGATGTCGGCAATCAGACCATCAAATTCCATGGTGCCGAGAGATTTGCTCAGTTCGCTCATAGTAGTGTTCCTCCTCACTTCTTGTCGTCATCGAACAGCTCGGCGACGGCTGCTTCGGCAGCAGCCATGCGCTCGGCCTGCGTCTTGGGCACATTGCCCTTTGCATCGGGCAGAGATTCCGGGCTGCCAGATGCAGACGCGCCCGGAACAGCCTCCACGTTCTGTGCACCAGATGCGGAGTTGTCCGCTGCCAGATTCTTCAGGAACTCGTGACCCTGCGCAGCAGCAGCCTTGGCGGCGCGGAATGCCAGCTCGCGAGCATCGCAAGCGGTCTCGCCGTACTTAGCCTCCTGCACCAGAGCGGGGTCAAACAGGCTTGCCACCGAATCGATTTCGGCCAGACGGTTGCGCTCCGCGCTCATGGCTGCGTCAACTGCGGCCTGCGGGTTTTCCGCTGCGGTGGTTGCAGGGGTGGGATTTGCATTGTTTGCCATAGTGGATTGTCCTCCTTCGTTGGACTGGGCGGCGGGTGCCGCCGGTGTATTTGCAGCAGCGGCAGCAGGTGCAGCCGCTTTAGCCATAGGGATGTTGTCGGGCAGCTTTACGCCTGGCATCAGGCGCAGGGCGTGACCATTTGCATAGATGGTCTGACGGTCTGCGCTTGCGGAGATTGCAACGGGTTCAGCATCATCCAGCAGCTCGTCGGCAAAGCCCTTTTCTACGGCCTCTTTGCCCGTCATATAGGTGGTGTCGGCCATCATGTGCAGCAGCACGGTTTCAGACAGGCCGGTCTTGCGCTTATAGATGCTGACCTGCGACTTGTCCCACGCATCGTTGGCATCGGCAGCCTTGCGCAGTTCATCTGCGTTGTATGCGCCAAGAACAAAACTCCAGCATTTGTGAATCATCACGAGGCTGGACGGATTTACGCGGACGGTATCGCAGGCGCACATGATAAGGCTGCCGCCACTCATTGCCACACCGTCCACGATACAGACCAGCTTGGTGCCTTTGGCCGCCAGCTCCCGGAGCCGATTGTGAATCAGGATGGAAACGCCTGCATCGCCGCCCAAACTGTCCATGCGGATGGTGATTTGTGAACACCCCTCAATCTGTGCCAAGTCGTTCAGAAACTCACTCTCAACGATGTACTGGCCGGGAATCGGTTCATTGGTCCATCTGTCGATGGGCTGTTTTTCCACGATATCGCCGTACATGGTAATGTCGGCGGTCTGGCCGTCAGTGCTGGCCATTGCGTAACAAGGCCGCTGGATGTTCACCTGCGGTGCGTTATTCGGTTTGGGCATTTTGCTTACCTCCCTGTGTCGTAATGCTGGCGGTGGTTTCGATTGCGCCCTCACTGCCAGCTGCTTTCAGCAGCTCATTTTCACGAGCCAGCTGTTCGGCGTTTTCGGTCCAGTCGCCGCCGCCCATCTCAAGGGTGACCTGTTCGTGGGTCTTAAAGGCGTGGTGCGTCTGGAGAATGGCTGCATTGACTTCCTTGGCGGGGTCAAGACTGCCCTGCACAGGGCCAATCCAGCGGGCACCGCACCATGCAGCACGGAGCAGCGGGTCATCAAAAAATCCCGGAGCGATTACTCGCTCACGGGCTACGGCCTCTGCCAGCCAGATTTCATACGCGGGCTGGCAGAAGCTGTCCACCAGCCATGTGCGGCGCATCTTGAACGCCTCCCATGCTTCCAGCAGGGCAGCGCGGCTTGCCGAATAACTGGCATTGAACTCTTTCAGCAGCAGTTCATACGGCATCTCGATGGCTCCACCCATCAGCTTGCACATCGTCCGAACGAACGTATCAAAGCCCGCAGTCGGGAGATTCGGATTTCCAAACTTGACATCCTCGTCTTGGCCGAGGTGAAAAACCTGACCGGGCCCCATCTCATATTCGGAATCGCTGTGGCTGACATTGCTGGCCTGTGGATTATCCACAGGAACGCCGCCAAGGTCACCGCTTCCAGTTTCGCTGAACGGAATGCCACTCTTGGACGTGTTGGTGACAATCCACGCCGTGAAGTAGCTCTGGACCAGTGCTGCAATCAGTTCCGATTCGGTGTATCTGCGCAGCTGGAGCAGCGGTTCGATGATGGGCGCAATGAGCGGAACACCGCGGTACTGGTCCGGGCGTTCCGATTCCATGATGTGCAGGATCTGGGGTAGCCCGGTAGTTGCGCCGACGGCCTCTACTCGCTGCCATGTGGTCGTATCGCTCTTCCATTCGTGCGGGTAGGTGTTTCGCACCCAGTAGGCCACGATTGCACCGCTGCTGTCTACTTCCACGCCGTCATAGATTTTGTTTCCGTTGCCGGGGTTCTTGCCCTCAGTGTAGCCCAGACCATCCAGCAGGCCGCCGCACTTGTCCGGGGTGGACACTCGGTCGGCCTCTACCAGATGCAGCCGCAGGCCATAGGGATGCAGCTTGTCCGGGTTGCGGATTTTCACCACGGCGAACACATCGCCGCTCATGAGCCAGCTTTTCAAGGCCAGCTGCTGCAAGCCGTAGAAGTTGTTCAGCCCCATGGCATCGCAACTGCGGCGGTTCTCCGCCCACAGCCGAAACTCAGCCTCGGTCTTGGTCTGCCATTCTTTGGCCGCCTCCGGGGAAAGCCCCAACACATCCCGGTCAATGGTTGCTTTCAGGTTCAGGCCAGTGCCGACCACCTTTGTGCGGTTGGTGTTGATGGCACTCGTGGCAATCGGTGCGCTCATGTAGAGCATCCGGCTGCGCTGCCGCAGGGTGTCGGCGTTGTCGTGTATATCGCTGCTCGGCGAGTTGCTGTTGGGGAAGAATGCCCGCAGCGCGCGCCGCTTGTAGGATGCGCCCGCTTCGCTGTATCCGCTGGCTTGCGGTACAGCAGTGACGCGGTATCTGACGCTCAAAAGTAATCGCCTCCGTAAATTTCAAACTAAGCGGGCTGGCTGGGGAAAGGAGTAAAAAGCAGCCAGTCCGCGGCAAAAGCCCAGATGGGCTGTCACCCTAAAAAATCACCAATCGCGCGGAATAACGGCAAATGCCTTGCGGGCACTCTGACCGTTCAGCAGCGCAGTCAGTTCATCGACTTTTCCCTCGGCATCCTTGATTTCATCGCTCAATTTGCCGAGGTCGAGGCGCGTAAGTTCCCGGTCATCAAGACGGTAGCTTTTCACGCCGCCGGAAAGCAGCTTGTTGTAGGCCAAATACAGGTTGTCAAGCCGCTGCGTGTGGAACTCCAGCCGCTTTTTGATGGTCACGGTATCCATACCTCACACCTCACCAGTCATCCAAAAGTTTCTCCCGCTTCCTGCCGGTTGGCTGGGAGCGGGAGATGGGTTGTTGAATATTTACCGCTGCCGGGGTGTCGACTGCCTTGCCACGCAGCTGTTTCAGCCTGCGGTCAATGGCATCGAGATCTTTCGGCAGCACCTTGAAAGCCGCCAGAGCGTAGTTTCTACAGTCCAGCGCCTCGTTGCGCTCGTGGCCGGAGATTTTCTCCCACTGCCACGGATTGCGATGGCCATCCTTGTACACCAAATGCTCAGACAGCAGGCCATTAAAATAGCCAAGGCCGTAATCATCCCGGCGCGGGAAGTGGCAGTACCGGGCGCCCGGCTCCTGCACTTTCAAATCGTCCATGATGATTTGCTTGCCGGAGTCAACGCCCAACTGGTACTGCCAGCACATCCCGATGTAGCGGTTCTGCACCGTGATTTTTTGCTGCTTCGGAGGGCTGGTAAACGGCCTATCAGAGCCAGGAAAACCCTTGATGCAGAAAACCTTTTTGCCTATGCGGTCATGGCACCGCTGGCGTATTTCTTGGGTGAAATGACCGCCCTCGTCCACAAATTTGATGGACACAGGCAGTTCCACGCCATCAGCAAATTTCAGCTTGCGGTCAAACACCAGTTCGTCCAGCTGCTGCCAGACTTCATCGCTGTCAGGTCTGCCGCTGACGATGCCCTTTTCGATGCCCCATGTTTCCCCGAAGTGGCCGAAGCCCACGATCTCGTACTCCATGCGGTCATCCTGCGTGTCAACGCCAGCAGTCAGCACCAGAACACCCTCCGGCAGTTCTGCGGGATATTCTTCCCTGCGGCCCAGCATGGTATCCTCGTCCTGCACATCGCCACGGTCTTCCCACAGCAGCCCAAGGCGGGTGTTGTAGACAACCTGCATCTTCTTGGTATCGCCCAAGGCGTTCAGGTATTTCAGCACGGTGTCTTTCCATGCCGCCCATTGGCTGACGAAGCTGTTCAGCCAGAAGCTGCGGATGCCGTTCTCATAGGCTGCCGGATTTTCAGCCTGCCAGTGAGCGGGTGCCCGCTTCATGGTCACCTCGTCCGAAATGCAGCCGCACTCCGGGCAGAGATACCACACGTCCTTGACCTTGTAGGTTTTCTCGCCGTGGGTCTCGATGGTGTCGTAATCGTACCGAATATCTTCCCAGCGCAGTTCGTGGAAGCCCTTGCAGTGCGGGCACTGGGATACCCAGCGTTCCATTGTGCCTTTGACATAGGACTTGGCGATGGCGCTGTGCCCCTTGATGGTGGGGGTGCTGACCTCCACCGCCTTGGCATTGTAGAACGTGGTCTGTCTGGCCATTGCCAGTTCCCAAGGGTCGCCCTCAGTGCCGGCACTCGCAGCCCAGCGGTCACGTTCATCGCCCAGCACATAGCGGATGGGTTTCGATGCTAGAGCGTGCGCCTCGGTGGAGCCGCACATGGTCAGGATGCCGCCGGGGTAAGACTTCTGCAGAATGGTGTTGCCGCTGTCTCGGCTCTTGCTCTCTGCCACCTTTGCCCGCAGGGTAGGGCAGTCTCGTATCATGGGAGCGATACGCAGCTTGCTGTACTCCTTGGCATCAGTCTGAACCGGATGGATAAAAAGGATAGATCCGGGGTCAACGTCAATCGTTCTGCCGATGACGTTGTTCTCGAACTCCGATTTGCCGACCTGCGAGGACGCAACGACAACGATGTGATGGACGCGAGGGTCAGAGTATGCGTCCATGATTTCCACCAGATAGGGCGTTCTGCTGTTGCGCCAGCGGCCTTGTTCGGCAGATGCTTCCGGGGACAGGACGCGGTTTTGTGCCGCCCACTCGCTGACCGTCACGTTGGGCGGCGGGCGAATAGCTGCTACCAGCTTCGACACCAGAGCATTCAGGCGGTCTACTGCGGCGTTGTCACTCATCCTCGTCACCGCCCAGTTTATCAGTCCACGACCGGCGTTCCCGAACGCGAGCCTCATACTTGGCCGGGTCATAGCGGAACAGAGCGATTTCCTCCGCAATCTGATTGACCTCGCCGCGCATATACTCTGCGACCTCAGCAGGGTCAGACAGAGCAGCGGCATTGATGGCCACCCGGCTGGGCAACGCCATCAGCGCACCCCGGATGGTGTAGATAAGTTCGGCGGTCATGGCTG